GTAAGAAACCTTTCTTATCTTTTGTGTAGCACCAACCATTACCTGATGTTGATAGACCGACTGGTACATTCATCGGCGTTTTAGCTAATAGTTTATCCACGTTTATATCGATACGAGTATCAGTTAATGTTTCAGGTGACATGTTATACTGCATGATAAGGTGTGGATACAGTGAGTTCAAGTCGAATGATGCAACCCATTTATGAGGACCAACGAGTGGATCCTTAACATAAGCACCTTCAAATACCTCTGACTTGCCATTATCCTCTTTGAGAGGGATCGTGATGTTACGTTCATACAGGTAATTGAATATGATGCAGTCCCACATCCGTACAGGAGAGAATACATCCTCATAGTTGATCTTAGAGCTATAAGCTAGAGTATAGACAAGTTCAATGAGCTTCATCTTATCTTCGAGTTCATCGACGAGTTCAGTATCGTGGATGTTATAATCTACGAATGTTTTCCAATGATCAGTGTAGAAGTCTTTGAAGTTATCCTCAGGATTCTCAAGCTTCTTCTTGCCGAGTTCTACGCTTGCGATATAGTCAAGCTTATATGATTCTTGGTTTGTATAGGTAAACTTCTTATATAGGTCGAGGTAATCTAAGACTGATATACCTACAAAGTTATATGATTGGATCGATGTACCACCACCCACATAAGCTTTCTTATCGTTAACTATACCCCATGGAGACATACGTTTGACATATTCATCACCTAGTACAAGACGGATCCGGTTGACAAGGTATGGTATATCGAATGCATTGATGTTCCAACCAGTGACCACATCAGGATAGTTGTTAGACCAAAATACGACGAACATCTTGAGTAAGTCTGATTCATCTTTACAGTGCATATACTTTACATCCTTACGATCAGTCATGTATGGACGAGAACCAAAAGTTACGATCTGTTTGTGATGGTTATCTTTAATAGTGATAAGCAATACTTCTTCGTTTGCTTCAGATACGTTTGGAAAACCATTCTCAGTTGCAGTCTCGATGTCGATTGAGAATAGCTTGATCATATCCTTATCCCAGTTTATGGTCTTAGGATAAGTCTCTGTGATGTATTGGTATTGGAATTGCGTTTGACCATGGAATGTAAAGCCTTCCACGTCTTTATAGCGTTCTACATATTCCATGCCTTCTTTGATGGATTCGAACTTAACAGGAGACACTGGTGTGCCTTCCAATGTATGCCAATCAGAATCACCATCTTTTTTAGGTACGAATAATGTGGGACGGTAAGGCACTTTACTCTTGAATGCTTGACCGTTATTGACATAACGGAGCAATAGAGAATTACCGTACTTGACTACGTTTGTATAGAATCTACTCATGATATAATTATACCACCAAAGTTATTTAATGTACACTTATTCCTTGACGGGATAGAAGTTTGTGGCAGGGAATGTAGATGAATCTCCACCAATCCATTGGATCTTGATGTTACCCTTGATGGTTTGGTCATTAATCCAGCATCCTTTAAGATAATGCTTGTCAATCCTTTGGGCTGCAGCTCGTTTACCACCATATTGTTTAGGACACTCAACTTTGGATAAGACGATTCGTACATTCTCATTGTATTGATAGACCAAATATTCATCAGGCGCCTCAGCTGCATATACAACCAAAGGCAATAGTAAAAGCGTCAGATATTTCATGATCGCTCCTTATTGAAGTAGGTTTTATATTTATGCTACCAATGCCTCAATATACCTGCTATGATGAATATACATGTGATAAGATTAATGACTGCTATGATAGTCCTAAATAACGCCACACTATCTGCTTCATCATCACACTCAGATGCTTTCTCACCTAATGCTTTTGCCCATAACCTCCAAAGTGTTTTATGTTTTGGTGGTTGGTCTAAAAAATCATGTTCTAAAATCATTTTATACCCCCAGACGAATCTGCTTTATCTTTGTCCTCACGGATCTCCACAAAGATTGGGAGGAATAAACTCTCATCTTCGTGTTTACTCCTAATACGAGCGTTGTACTTGATAGCCACCACCTTACCGAGGACATCTTGCTTTTTAATCTTCTTGCGATCTTCATCGTTAAATCCACTCCCTACTTTAACTTTAATAATGCCATCCTCTGATTCACAGACGAGGGCTCCTAACATACCTTCATACTTTCCTGTGCCGTCTTCAACATCGACGATCTTTAAATCACATTCTAATTCACCTTTGAACTTAATCAAAGACTTAGATCTTTTATTTTCCCAAAATGCTTTTGGATCCTTGAGGATAATACCTTCCTCACCGATATCGTAGTACTCTTTAAACTTAGCTTGTGCTTCCTCAATGTTATTGACTATGAAGTTAGGCACTATTGATATCTTTTCAGATGGTGGATATAACTCATCCATCCTATATTCATATTCTACAGGACATTCACCATCTATGAAGTATGCATAAGGAATATAATCCCACACCGTGGCTCTAACCATAGCTGCTTCAGCTGCTGATATCGTACCCTTTAACGCTTTGTTAAGGATACCATTTCCTGTTTGTCTGTTTAATGGAAAGCCACTATCGTCGTATACGAGTAACTCACCATCAAATACACAATCACGTCCATTTGACTTATCTATAAACTCTTGTTCAAGGTTACCTAACAAGTCGATCGTCTTACCGTTGCGAGACTTGAATTCACATTGACCATCACGAACTATAGCATTGAACCTCATGCCATCAAGTTTTAACTGTACGTATGCTGGCCACTTCATCTTATCAACCAGCTTCTGTTCATATTGGGATGCTAACATACATGGATAGTCAACGACTAATCCAAGCCAAACATCATTGGCTGTAGCAGTAGATACACCGCATCGCAGGTCCTTAGCTATGATACGTTCAAGTACCATGGCATTTTTCGGAGAGAGTGAAGTAAGGACCTGTGTGAGGTGTTCTATTGCAGCATGACCAGTTACGGCCCTACTGCTTAACTCAAACAGTTGATCCATTGCTTGCATAAGGCATCCACTCCCAGTCGCCTCATACTTTGGAATCTTTCTAATGTAGAACTGTGTAAACGGATCTAATGCTAATCGAACCACTTCGCGTAGGACTTGATTGTCCTTATGCTCTTCAAGCTTTGCGATCTTATAGTTACGCGAAGCGTTAGCAGCAAGATCCTCTAATATATCAAATACTTCCATTAAATCCACTCTTCAGGTGTAAGTTGTAAATTTTGACCAATACGTTTCATAAGTGCATCGGCTATCTCTACTTGAACGTCATAGTCACTGATGCCTTCATCGTTGAATATTTCAGTGAGTCTTTCGTTTATCATATCTATGACATCATCAGTGAAAAAGCCTGAGTGATCGTCTACGAATTCTGTGATTACTTTTGCGTTGTTTACTTGTGTGACTGACATGTTATCTCCTATAGATGTAGACATCAAGTTTAGTTGCGTTCTTGATACCGCCCACGATGTTACCAGCCCAATCGTATGAAACTGGATTGAATGAACCACGATGGTAATAACCAGATGGTGTAGGCATCTTAACTAGTGGTTTACGACCACGAAGCACAACGCGTTTCTTATTAGTACGATTTTCGTTTGTGATTGCTACAGCTTGCTTGATGATGTTTAGCTTTTCCATATCAGCAACTGAATTGACATCGACTGTCATTACATAGCTTTTAGATGTTCTCATCTTAACACCTCCGCACAACCAGCAGGGATCCTACGATTAAGACGACGGATTTGTTCCATCGTTTCTCTTAGGACTTTTTTGAGGTTTGAAGGTTCTTGAACTGAAGCGATGGCCTTTTCGATATCCATTGCAAAGATTACAAGTTCTGTTCTACGGTTGAACTTAGCAGCATGTTCTGCTGGGACTAAGTACTTTTCACCAAATTGACTTACTATTACTTTTTGCATTAATCTCTCTCCTTATTAATATAGAACCATTATACCAAACTGATGAATTAATGTACATAGGCCAGCTAAAATTAAATTGTCTATATGGATCAATAACTTGCATAATATATAAGTCTTTGATTACATTGGGCTTTTATTTGGGTGTGCCCGGGAGCGCCCAGGACAGCGATTACTATAGGTTATATCGTACTATTAAGCGCAGTCTGAAAGTGATTCCAGCCAGCGTTTGCTACATACTGGGTCTTTGGGACCACATGGATAGTCATTCACTGTTTCAGTCTTGACTTGTTTTGCCTCAAATACTGTGGTGATCTTTTCATCGACGACGATCACTTCGTCTTTTTGTTTGAATTCCATTGCTTTTCCTTGTGGGAGTTTATTGAGTTGGATTTTGTCCATTATTATTTATCTTTTTTACGTGTTTAAAAATCTTAAGCTGCCAAGCAAATCTGCGTGGCTCTACATCAGGGTGTGCTAGTCGTTCTCCATAGAATTCATAGAGTTGACTCCATAATTCTTCTAATCCCATAATGCGGTATAGTATTTTCCAAAAAGGTTTAATCCATTTTGAATACGAGCCCAATGTTTATCATGAGCCTTCTTATCGAACTTCAATGTGTGCTTAGGACCCTTTTTTATTTCAACGTTACCGTTAGGTAATTTAACCCATTTTTGATCTACTTTACCTGTCCAGAATGGTGCAGCCCAATCTTCTTTACTTAACTCTGTAAATGACCATATCATCTGATCCATCACATAGTCCCAGCGTTTAAAATAATTCTTGTCCGTCTCACCATTCTTTGATTGTACTTTACGTTTATCTCTTAAGTTTGTAGGAACATCTTTGTTATCAACATGTGGTGCACCATGCTTGTCCTTCTTAAGTTGCTTAAGCATAGGCAAGATAATAGGTGTAAGAGTGCTATCCATCGACCATGTATCCCATTTGTCTATTTTAATATACTGAATATCTCGTTCAAAGATACGTCTAATATCAAATAAGACTGAGCAGAACCAACCAAGTTTTGCGTACTTGATTATGTTTTCAACTAATGGTTCGTCATAGTCAATCTCACGCCAAAAGATTACCTTCTCAACAATTTCATATGGAGAGATCCAACTATCTTTTGGTTTATTCATATAAATTTTCATAGCATGCTCCTTACCTTTTTAAATACTTCTCGTCTATCACTAAATTTAACTTTGCCCTGTATTTCAACAGGACTAAAAAATGCAGTCCAGCCATGATCAGCATGAAATGTTCCTGTAACTTTTTTACCATTAATTGTATCAAAATAAATCCAAGGGTAATTGGCCGCAAAGGTTACATCTATACCTAATTTATTAAGTCTCGACTTAAATGTTTTTATTCGATATTCATTCATTTGCTTCTCCTAAAATAATGTCTCCACAGCGCAGACCTAATGATGCTGACCGCTGTGAATATCAACGTGATGCCCATACTGTCCCAAATAGTTGGGTGTAATCCGAACCATGGGAATATGATTATCTGTATGAGCAGTGACAAAAGGAAACCACTACCAACATCTATGAAGCTTTCAATGAAGTGGTTCATTTCATCTCACGTCTACATTCGATGATAACATTATATATGCCTTTGGATCCGTAATCATGCTCGATCTCATCAGCTCTTACATTACAAGCATGTAGATCGTAACATGGCTCTCTACCTATCTCTTTCGGTGTTCCATGAACCAGCATACTTATGACTAAGATGTAGGAATACATTAATGCACCGTTGGAATTAATAATTCCGCAGTTAAATTCCAATCCTCGACCTTAGCTCCTCGCGGTACATCAATACCTTCAATGATTGCCTTCTTAACAAACTCCATAAGAAGAGCGTTATAAACTTCGTCAGGTATCTCTTTAATATCTAATTTAATCTTCACTTATACCTCCACATATTTTAATTTAAAAGAACCGTGCTGATTTTCTCGTGGATATCCACGAGGGTTACACACAACACGGGTTATTCCAATTGTATAATCAAACTCATCATGTGTATGACCATGTACCCATAGTTTAATATTATCGCTAAGCTCCATCATGTAATCAAGCTTATTATGAAATGCGCCATTCATAAGAGTTTCATGCTTATACTTAGGATGACAACTATTTTCAGATGGACTATGATGCGTTATCACTACACAATCTTTAGAGTTGCTCAATGCGTGTTTAATATACTCGAGACTCTTTTTGTTTTCTTTTGTGGATTGCTCAGGTGTATACTTATAATAGTTTACACCATCAAAGTACTTGACAATCCTAAAATCAGGCATTGAAAATAAAGCAGAGTTCATCGTCATAGGATCTTCATTATTCATGTCTGTCCATAGAGTAGAGCCAATAAATGTCTTATCTTCTAACTGAAACGTTTCATTATCTAATACATGGATGTTCTCCCATATTGATAATGTTTCCTTTAGATCGTTTACTGTATCATTAAACATATAGTTATAATGCTCATGGTTACCCACAACATACAGCACATGTTTAAATTGCTCTGAGCAATTCTTAAAAAAATCTAAGTATTGATATTTTTGAAGATGCTTAACTACGCATATATCACCTGCAAGGATAAGCACATCAGCGTTCTCAGTATTATTTAATGTAATAGCTTCAAACTCCAAGTGTAGATCTGATGCGATTGCTAGTTTCATTCTTTGTTCTTTTTACCTATTATAAAATTCCAATGTTATGCAGTAGTAAGAATAGTAGCACAAAGAAGCCTATCATCCACCAATTAATCTTTTCGCTTGGACTTTTGATACCTTTGAACTGAGGTTGATATTCACCCCATCCGATTTCCTTAGTGCTGTGCGGGAAATGATACTGTCTTGGATCACGGTTGTAATCCCAGTACCCACCCCAATTATCTGTGCGTCTATCTTTTTCAGGCATTACCCTCTCCTCATCTTTGAAATATCGACTGCGTCTTCTGCTTTAAAAATTGGCACTGCGTTTGATTTGTGCAACTGACCGATACCTAACATAGCATCACCAGTATACTGCATCACGGCTTTTTTACCAGTCCCACCTGCTCCAGTGTCCAGACTAGGGATATGGCTAGTGCTACGACTAGGATCCACGATAACACGAGGATGATCCAAGCTAATAATACGGGATGGTTTTTGTACCACTTTTTTAGTAGGTTTAACATCGTACTTCTCCAATAGTTTTTGCCATGAAGCCCTTTGTGCACGTTGCTTGGCGTTTGGCTTACGAGGTTTACGTTTAGGTATGTGTGTATGAATAATCATTAAGCAGATTCCAATTCGTTTTGTTTTTCACGGTAATACTCGAGAAGATCATAAACACGAGTTGACTCGCTTGAATAGATAACCCAGTTACCATACTCTTGACGAGAAAAGTCGTTGACATACTCGAATCCACCATAATACTTAACACTACGATCGTCAACTTTGTTGATGATGATATAATCAAAGCCATCAGTGTAAGCGTAGCCAAAAGATCTACGGTCCATACCAAAAGCTTCGGGTTCTACTTTAGTATAGTCTGATCCATTGAGCATTATCTCAAAGTCTTGATCAAATTTATTTAATAAGTTATACATAATTAATCTCTCCGTTATCAATTTATATAACTATTATACCAAATTAGCTAATTAATGTACATAATTAAATATGTATATAAATCAATAACTTATGAAAAGAATGATTCTAGGCCTCCGGGGGCGGACTTGGGTGTGTTCCAATACGAACCAGTCCAATATGGGTATGATGCCCGTGATAGATGGACTGACTTTGGCTTCTCCATGTATTCGAAGTCAAGCTCACCCTTAGAGTTAATCATGTTATCAACCCATAAGTATACTGGGAACTTGTCTTGTGACATGATCTCTTCTTTGAATATCTGACGAAGGTTATCACGTTCCTTCTGCGTCCCTGTAAATGGCACACCTTTATAGTAACCAGTCTTTGGTAATACTCGAGACTCGTTCTCAATAGGTAATAGTTCCCACATAGTTATCTCCGCACCATATATGTCTGAGATACGTTGACACTCTTTGATATACTTCGCAGCAAGCTCTTTAGTGGATTGAACCGGATCTGTAAACCTCATGAGATGGTGGCGGATATCGATGTTACCAAAGTAAACTTCTATTTCGTTATATTTTCCTTCTGGTATGAATGTGTCAAAGCCTTGCTTGATTGCACCATGTAGTGTCTTAAATGGTGTAGACACGTTCATCCATTCTGGTCGATACATACAAATAGCATGAGAATCCCCAATAGCAATCTTTGGATATCTCTTAGCAAGGTTAGGATCATAAGTGATAGCACGATCTTGTAGATCTTTGAGGTTGCCCCAATTTACATCATGCCATAAACGATTTATCTTCTTACCATCTTTGATTGCTTTCTCTACACGCGGATACAACATACCATAGTAATCAGGCATATCGATCACTAATGACCATACTGCACCTCTAAAGTTTGATAGCGCGATGATGTACTCGATGTTCGAATAGTTCTCCAACCCACCGAATAAGTTGAGTGATCCACCCCAGTCGTTACCATGATAGAGAGCAACCGTATCATATGCATTGTAATCATGTATCTGGTTACCTGTCATGTGTACAGTTACATCCATACCTGCAGTCATTAGTTGATCTGCATAGATGATACCTTGCGCAGCTTTGTGTGAATGGATCTTGTTAGAAACCGGCGAGAGTGGCTGTGTTAGTAGTAACTTCATCTTTTTTCCATTTTCTATATGAATTTGTTGTGTCAATAATACTATGATCTTTTAATATTGGGTCTGTGCCAACGTTCCACATCAATATATCTCTACCCGTATTTTTAGGTATGTACTTCCAAACCTTTGCATCGTATGTACGTACTGTTGGGAATGGTGGTAAGTTCTCGTATTTTTCTGGTGTTGCAAACTCTGCAGGTTCTGATATAAACTCTGCGCGACCTAACTCACCTTCTTGTAAGTTACGGGCTACTGCAACTGAATGGAACTTGGCATTTGGCCATGCTATCTGTAGTGCTCGTGATAGTACACCAGTACTTATAGCTACATAAACCTCTTCAGGTTCTTTGATCTTACTTGCTGCGTATACAATACCTGCAGTTGCTAGTTCATGCTTCAAACCAAGTGGGATGAACGCATAACCGTTTTCCTCTGCGTATTTTTTAGCAGCGAGGTTTAGGTTAGGCATCGCTGCTATCCGTTCAAAGTGTACCTTTGCTCCACGTTCAATACAACATGCCTGATGATGTGATATCTGCTTGGATGATGGCATGAATAGTACAATCTTTTTACCATGTATCTTTGCTACATCACATAGAGACACACCAGCAAGCCCGACTCTTGGCTGTACATAAACTAATGTATCGTTTGGGATCTTGGCTGCAAGCAGATCACCAGCTCTTGTCTTTGTACCTACGATCAAATCATCTCTAACCACTCGTACACCTTCATGCATCACTGTAACCGGATCCGGATTGTACGGTGTCCATCCTTCACATAGAGATAAGTAGTAGTCTTTTGCTTCAGACCATGTCATCATGCCTACTTCTTTGTTTGGACCTTCTACAAATGTTCTCATTCTTTTCTCAATTTACAATTATCAAAATGCCATCTTTTCATAGCAGGTAAACTACCATTTAAACCACAATGGGGGCATATCATGCTGGGAAGACTTTTTTTCCGTCTGGTCGTTTGGCCAAATCAAAACTATTAGGAAATATCCAATTATATGGTATACGCTTGGTAGGAGATTTTACTCCATGATTGATAGCAATGTGTTTCCAAAATAGACATGACTTGTCTTCTATGTTCAACCATTTTTGCTCTCTCATAGGATTGCGAGGATCATTTACTAATATATTCATTTGCTCAAGCCACATGTGTGCATGCTTGTTCTTAGGTATGAACTGCCCATCAGGGTCGATCTCATACTGTACCTTACCATTAAGGTTTACACCAAAGATCTGATGCATGCCATCAAAGTGTCCTGTACCACCAAACAATACTGACTCAGGATCTACGATATCAGGATATGCCATAGCCATGTATCGTGCAGTGTTCTTACATGGATACAGTGGACTTCTAAAGTTTTGTTTCTCTTTGAAATACTTCTCAAGTAGTTTAGCATACTCCATCATGGTGAATGGTCGTTCTAATCTATGTCTATGTTTCTCAAGAAACTCCCACATATCCTCAGCTGCCTTCTTAGGACCATCGATCAGCCAATCTTTAACTAACGTGTTCTTAGGATAGTAGATTTGGAATAGATCATTACGTGCATGTCGGTGTTCTTTAAAGTGTTCTCTTAGATTCTCTGGACCTTGATACATCAACCGTGTTAGTGTACCCCAATGTTCGTTACTAAATGAGAACGTTAGTGTATACCAT